AGCAAAGGAATCAACTAATATGAAATCTCTAGAAGAACAATTAAACGAAGTACAGCAAGCCATATCTGATGTTTTAATAGGTGCTCAAGAAGCAAGCTATAATGGACAAAGAGTCAAAAAAGCAGATTTGGCAATTTTAGAGTTAAGAGAAAAAAGACTTTTGGTGCAAATTAAGCGCAAAAGTCGAGGCGGTATAAAAGTTAGAAATATTATTCCTCAAGATTAATTAAATGAGCAGAATTCCTAAAATTGAAGCAACTTGGCTTGATAAAACCATTTCTTATTTTAATCCAGAAACTGGATTAAAAAGGTTAGAAGCAAGAACAAGGCTTGCAATTGCTGGTGGTTATACAGGAGCTAGAAGAGATAGGAGGCAAACAAAAAGTTGGAACACGACTGATGGATCTGCTGATAATGTTACGCTACCTGATTTGCCATCGCTTCGAGAAAGATCTCGTGATTTACTAAGAAATGCTCCGCTTGCTTGTGGCGCTGTAAATACTGTTGTTACTAATGTGGTTGGAACTGGATTAAAAGTTCAATCTCATATTGATCGAGAAATTCTAAAGCCGTTTTTTAAGGTCGAAGATGAGTTTGATAAGTTTGAAAGAAGTGCCGAGCGAATTTTTAGAAATTGGGCAGAAAGTGCTGATTGTGATATTACCAGATCACAGAGTTTTAGTGAGATTCAAAATTTGATTTTAAGGTCAGTTCTTGAAAGTGGTGATATTTTTATCCTAAAAAGAAATGTCCCAAGATCTGGAAAGATTATCGATCTATCTTTGCAATTAGTAGAAGCAGATAGAGTTAGTAATCCAAACTACAAAATAGATGATGGAAAATTATCTGCTGGCGTGCAAATGGATAGCAATGGAGCGCCAATTGCTTATCATATTTGCAACCAACATCCAGATGATTATCAATCTGAGAAAACTAAAAAATACGTAAAAATCCCCGCTTTTGATAAATATGATAATAGGCAGGTATTTCACATATTTAATCGAATCAGACCAGGACTTACAAGAGGAGTTCCGTATTTAGCGCCAGTAATTGAAAGCCTAAAACAGTTAGATCGCTACACTGAGGCAGAAATTATGGCGGCTGTCATATCTTCTATGTTTACAGTTTTTGTAAAATCAGAAGATGAGCAAGGTTTGGCTCCAATGACACCGCTCGATGAAAGTTACTCTAAGAAAAGTGATGGAGATTATAAATTAGCACCAGGTGCAATTCTTGATCTGCAGCCCAATGAAAATATTGAAATTGCCGACCCAAAAAGACCAAATCAAGCATTTGATCCTTTTGTTCAGGCAATATTAAGGCAAGTTGGTGTAGCTTTAGAGCTACCTTTTGAAATTCTAATCAAACATTTTACAGCTAGTTATTCAGCAGCTCAAGCGGCATTAGTTGAGGCATGGAAATTTTTCTCAAGCAGGAGAAGTTGGCTATCAATTCAACTTTGCCAGCCAATTTATGAAATGGTAATAACTGAGGCTATTGCTAAAGGCTTATTAAAAGCGCCAGGATTCTTCAACAACGATCTGATTAAAAATGCTTATTTAGGAGCTCAGTGGATTGGCCCTCCAAGAGGTCAAATTGATCAGCTAAAAGAAGTTAAAGCAGCAGAACTCAGAGTTAATATGGGAATCTCAACTTTAGCCGAAGAAACAGCAATTCTAACTGGCGGTGATTGGGAAAGAAAATATCCGCAAATTCTAAAGGAACACGCGTTGAAGCAAAATGCTGGAATTGTTAATCCTGATTTGAATAAACAAGAAAATACAAAAACAAATGAATGATCTTTTAAAGATAGCTAAATATTGGGCGATTGAGCCTGATTATTTAAGGTCAATTTCTAAAGAAGCTCTATCAACGAAATCAGAGAAGCATTTAGATAATACTGGGTCAGTTTCAATAAGAGATGGCACGGCAATTATTCCAATTCATGGCCCAATAACAGCAAGAAATACATTTTTTAGTTTATTTGCTGGCGGCACTTCTCTTGAAACTTTGGCAAAGGATTTTCGAGAAGCTTTGAGCAATGAGGATGTAAAATCAATCCTCTTTGATATTGACTCTCCCGGCGGTGTCGCAGTTGGTCCAATGGAAATGGCTGAGATGATTTATAATGCCAGAGGCAGGAAGCCAATTTATTCCTATATCGGAAGGAATGGATCATCGGCTGCTTATTGGCTAGCAAGTGCTACAGAAAAAATTATCGTTAATCCATCAGCTTTAGTTGGAAGTATTGGAGTTGTTACCACAATTCCAGTTCAAGAGCAGCCTGATCAGAATGGTTATAAAAATATCGAGATTGTTTCAAGTAATGCTGCCTTAAAAAGGGCAGATCCAAAAACAAAGGAAGGTTTAGCGGAAATCAGAAGAGAGCTAGATGATCTTGAATCAACCTTCATCGAGTCAATTGCCAAATATCGATCAATTACGCCAGAAATTATCAAAGCTGATTTTGGTGGAGGTGGCGTAGTTATTGGAAGTCAGGCAGTTAATAAGAATATGGCTGACGCTCTTGGAACTTACGAAGAGGTTTTAGCCAATCTTAATCAAAAAATTTCAATTAATTCAAATAATCAAATTATGTCAAAAGAACAAAATAAAGAAACTAAAGCAGATATTTCCAAAAAGGAAATAACTGCCGATTACATCAAAAAAGAATTTCCCGATGTTACCAATGCTATTATACAAGAAGTATCATCTGATCTTAAAAAAGAAGCCTTTGCTGATGGTGCTAAACATGAACGAGATAGAATTTTAGCAATAGAGTCCGCTGCTCTTCCTGGTCATGAAGATTTAATAGCAGAAGCTAAAAAGGACAGTTCAATTACTGCTGAGAAATTAGCTCTCAAAATAATCGCGGCAGAAAAACAAAAAGCTTCTGACTATCTGGAAAATTCAAAAACAAGCGAATCTGAAATGCCAAAAATTGAGCCTAATATCGAACCAGAATCAAAGCAAAAAGAGGAAATTGATGCCAATCTTCCAATTGAGCAAAAGGCAAAAATCCTCTGGGATAAAGATTCAAAATTAAGATCTGAATTTGGTGATGATTTTGAAAGTTACCATGCTTTTGCAAAAGCTGAGGAAGGTAATCAGGTGAGGATTTTATCGAAATAATTTTAACAATTTAAAGAAAAATAAAAATGGTACAATTAACAAAAGATTTAACAAGAACCTATGAATTGGGCGATATCAATGAATATCCTATTTTGGGTGGTGAAGTAATTTATCAAGGAGCAGCTATTGGCTTAGAAATTGCCAGTGGTTATGTTCGCTCTTTACAGGCTGGTGATAAATTTGTTGGTTTTGCTGAAGATAATATTGATGCTTCAAATGCCTCAGATGGTGAAAAAAATATCAGGGTAAAAAGAAGAGGATCGGTAACTCTGGAATTAAGCGGAGCTGCAATAACTGATGTTGGCAAATCTCTCTATGCTACTGACGATAATACATTCACCTTATCATCCGCAGGAAGTTCAGTTTATATCGGTCAAATCTCTAGATACCAATATGACAGCGAAATCATCGTAGATTTTGACTCTGCAACTATTCCTCCAGCAGTAGTTTAAACTGCTGATACCAATCTAGGGTCTGTCCAGAATCTAAATTTTGAGAATCGTGGACCCTTGGATTTACTCGGTTCATCACCCATAAATTCGGTAAATTCTGAGGATTTTGGACAGACCCATCTAATAATTTAAAAGAAAAATATTATGTCATTAAGCGAATTATCATCAAGGGCTATTATTGGCCGTTACTATAAGAGACTCAATCAAAAATCAGGCATGGCTTGGGTTGAAGCAGTTTCTAATCATTTTACCTCCGATCAGGAAAGTGAAACTTACAAATGGCTAGGTCAAGTTCCAACCATGAGAAATTGGGTTGGCGGCAGACAAGCTAAAGGATTTACTACTAACGGCCTAACCTTAAATTCCCATATCTTTACCCACGATAGTCCTTAAAAAAACATTAATCTAAGCAAATAAAAGCTTGCAACCGACTTTTTAGTTCTATATACTCGTGCCTATTATTAATTCTTTACTCACGAT